ACGCTCTGGTCGCTCATCAGCTTTCTCCTAGGGTCAAGGCCCCTAGGTTATTAGCAAGCACACACCGCTGAAGGTGTCAAATGCCTCTTGTAGATGTCACCGAGGTCCTCAGCGATCCTGACTTTGCCGAGGATTTCACCGTTATCCGCTCCACCCGCACGGTGGATCAGCACGGCCGTACGGTGGACGTGGCGGGGCAGTTCTACACGTTCGGCAGCATCCAGCCAACCAGCGGCCACACATTAATGATCCTGCCAGAGGCTGAGCGGGTCAGTTCGTTTATAACTGTGGTGACCATGTTCCCGCTCATTGCCTTGAGCGATATCACCGCACCCGACCGCATTATCTGGCACAACAAGACGTACCAGGTGAAGTTGCTGAACGACTGGACCGAGTATGGCCAGGGCTTCGTATCGGCGGTCTGTGAGTTAATCAACATGACGCCGGATCTTGGGCCCGCATCGATCGGTCGATGAGTGAGGTCTACCGCCTAATAATCGCGGCCTTCTGCATGCTGTCGGTTCTTACCATGATTGCTGTGCTCATCTCCTAGGTGCTGCAAGACATTGCTGAGCGCTGGTCCGAGGTGCTGTTCAGCATCGGCCTGATGCTGGTGATCGGCTGCGTACTTGGCCTGCTTAATAAGCGAAAGCGGCATCAATGGATTACATCCAACCAATCACCGACGTCGCGGAGGACGACGACCTAAGCGCGATCTTCCAAGCGGCCATCGTCGGCATAACAGGCCTGCATCCTGACCTCGTTCGCCCGCTCTGGCAGCCACAACCACCAACCCAACCAGAAGCTGAGATTGATTGGTGTGGCATTGGCGTCACGGTCCTCTCTGCCGTTGATTATCCCGAGTACCACCAGATCGATGAAACGACTGGCATGCAGTCACGCTATGAGCGCATCGATGTGAGGGCGATGTTCTACGGTCCGAACAGCACGCGCTACGCGGCCCGCTTCCGTGACGGTCTGTATATTTGGGATAATTATACCGTGTTGGCGTTGCAGGGCATCAAGCTACGCAGCGCTGATGATATCACCCACGTCCCAGAGTTAATGAACGCACAGTACATCGGACGCAGCGACGTGCCGTGCTCCTTCATGCGGATGATCAACCGTATCTACGACGTTCCCACAATCGGCCAGGCCAGTGTCAGTTTCATCACTGATGACGGCCTTGGTTGCACCACCACGATCTCACAATAACCCGGCCTAGGAGTACCTGAACGATGCCCGGCCTGAGCGTCAGTCAAATTGTCAATGTCACGGTCAATATGACTCCTTTGCCGGTTCCGCTGCGGAACTTCGGCGCCTTGGTTATTATCGGCCCGACTGAGGGTATAATCGATGTCGGTGAGCGGTTGCGGCCGTACACCACACTGGATTCGATCGCAGCGGACTTTGGTACCACAGTGCCGGAGTACTTAGCGGCGAACTTGTTCTTCTCCCAGGCACCGCAGCCCGGGTTCGTGTATATCGGTCGGTGGGCACAAACTGCGACGCATGGCTGGCTGCGTGGGGCGACGCTGTCGACCGCCCAACAGTCGATGACGCTATGGAACGCCATCACTGCTGGCTCTATGACGATCAGCATCGATGGTACGCCGCACACGCTGTCGAACCTCAACTTCGCCTCTGCCACCAACATGAACGGCATTGCCAGCATCATCCAGGCAGCGCTGCCTGGTGGCACGCAGGTGATCTGGGATGCCAGCAACCATCGCTTCAAAGTGCGGGGCATCGTCACCGGCATCAACGGCGCGGTGAGCTATGCCACGGCGACGGGGGGAGGCACCGACATCTCCGGCACCGCCCTCACGCCCAGGACCGGCCTGTCGTTGGCCGCAGGAGCCTCCACACCGGTCGCAGGGATCGCCGCGGAGACACCCGTGGCCTGCCTCACAGCCCTCTCACTGGCCTCCAACGACTGGTATGGCGCCATGTTCGCGCCGACGCTGTCCACCGACATCACCGACCAGCAGTACATCGACAGTGCTGCCTTGATCGAAGGCCTCAACCCGTCGCGGCTGTTCGGCATCACCACGATGTCGGCCACCGTGCCGGATATCACCAACTCCAGCGATCTGGCCAGTTCGCTCGAGGCACTGAGCTATCAGCACACCACTATCCAGTATTCCAGCTCTTCCGCCTATGCGGTTGCTGCGATGCTTGGCCGAGCCTTCACCGTCGACTTCACCGCCAATAACTCGATGATCACGCTGAAGTTCAAGCAAGAGCCAGGCGTTGTGGCGGAATTCCTCAGTGCCAGCCAGGCTACGGCGCTGAAGAACAAGAACTGCAACGTGTTTGTCAATTATAACAACAATACGGCGATCATCCAGGAAGGCGTCATGTGTGGCGGCTTCTTCTTCGACGAGCGCCAAGGACTGGATTGGTTGCAGAACAACGTGCAGACCACGCTATATAATATTCTGTACACCTCCACCACCAAAATCCCGATGACCGATCCTGGCATGCACGTGCTGGTCACTGGCGTTGAGTCAGCGATGATCTCTGGGATTAATAACGGGCTGATCGCACCTGGTACTTGGGCGACCAACAGCGTATTTGGCACGCTGGTGCCCAACCAGTTCCTCGATCGGGGTTATTACGTGTTCTGCCCGCAGATATCTTCTATCTCTGAGGCACAGCGGGCAGCGCGTATCGCCCCGACCATTCAGGCCGCGGTCAAGTTGGCCGGCGCAGTACACTTCGCCAACTGCATTATAAATGTGAACCGTTAATGAACGGCGTTCTCTTTGTTATAATAGGCGCGACCATACTAACCGTTCTTGAACTTGTTGTAATCGGTGTGTTTCTGGTGCACTAATAAGGATCAGGCAATGAAAGAGCCATGGTACACACGGCTGTATAAATTCCTGACCGGCTACAGTTATGCCGAGGACCAGGAGCGGACCGTCAGCCCGCCGAAGACGGAGCCTATCCATCCGCCGCACGTGCTTACACGGTCGGTCGGTGAGCGTGGGATAGTACCGCCACCCCCCAGAAAGCGGAATGAGTAGATAAAGCAGGCGCCCACTCCCTGAGTGCCAGCGCCTGCTACCGCCTTCTTTCGTTGACGACGAAAAGATCTAGGAACCGAACGGTCCCATCCTAATGGAAACTTAGTCCGATAGCTAAAGCGGCGGCGACGGGACCTAGTCAGAGCCTCGGGCTCTGTCAAGTGCCTCCAGCTGTTCGATGCGGTCGAGCATCTTGTGAAGTACGGGGATCAGCAAAAGGTGCCGCATATCCCCCGGGACTCTCAGTCCCGAAATATCCAGGGACAGTCGATTAAGCAATCGAACGGCTTCCCCTAGCAGGTGCGCTTTCGTCAGCTCTGACACGGCGGCAACTCCTTTCGTACATCTCTAACCAGAGGGTGTCTACCAATGGCACAAGCATTTACTGCGTACAGCTTCCGGGACGTCAATTGCTCGATTGTCGGGCCCGGGCTGGCTCTCATCTTAGGTCAGGACGCTGGTGTCGGTGAAGCCGGCATCTCGGTCGAGCTGATCGAAGATAAGGACACGTTGGTTATTGGTGCCGACGGTGGGCCGATGCACTCGCTGCATGCAGGTCAAGGCGGCAACTTTACCGTCCGCCTACTCAAGGTCAGTAGCCAGAACTTCCTACTGTCAGCGGCCTATGCGCTTCAGTCAGCCTCGAGCGCCACTTGGGGTTTGAATACAATCGTTATTACTGACACCAGCCGTGGTGACGTGGTGACGGGGATGCAATGTGCATTCCGCCGTCAGCCAGCCAACACCTGGGCAAAAGACGCCAACATCGTTGAGTGGGCGTTCAATGCCGGCCGTGTATTCGAGACCTTGGGTCCGGGCACCACGGTCGTCTAAAGCCTAAAATAGCGGGGAACAATGCCGGAATTTGATATCGACGGTGCTATGTACCGGACGAACAGGAAGCTGTCGGCTTTTGAACAGCTTCACGTGGCGCGTAGAGTTGCGCCACTTATCACTAGGTTGGTACCGTCTGCCCAATCGTCAGGGGATACTGGGCCTACCTTCCTATCGATGATGGGGCCGATCATCGATGGGCTGTCGCAGATGCCTGATGAAGATGTTAATTACATCATAAACCACTGCGCCTCGGTAGTACAAAAGGCACAGGGTGGTGGCATCTGGGCGCCGATCTGGAACGTGCCGGCTGGTCGGCTGATGTTCGAGGACATCGACGGCATGCAGCTGCTCCGCATCGCCATCATAGTGATGCAGGAGAACCTAGCAAATTTTATGACCGCCCCAGCCTCGTTATTTCAATCACCTACCCAGACGACTTCCGTCAGCCCCGTGAACTAGTCAGCCTGCCTGATGGTGAGGACTGGCTGCTGCGGCCGGTCATTCGAGGCTTGTGTCAATACGAGTCACTGAAGAATGGGGCGTTAGATTTGGCGGATGTGGCCATCATGAATGACGCGCTGGATGCCTCCGACGAGAACGAGCGTCGGGTGCAGAAAGCCAACATGCCGGGACGCTGACGATGGCTGCTGGCCCACTCGCACTCTCCGCCGTAATTACTGCCGCCGACGTCTTGGTTGCGGCGCTGATCCGTGTGCCGCGGTATATTAACTCGCAGAACGGGTTTATCCTCCCGGATTGTATCATCGAGGAAGTCAGCCGGGACACGCTGGAAATCACCGACCATCCGGTTGAACAAGGTGCGAAGATCAGCGACCACGCCTTTAATAAGCCAAGAGAAGTGACGCTGCGTTGGTCGTGGTCGAATACGGGTCGCTACGACACCTTTATGCAGGACCAGTACAATATCCTAGCAGCCCTGCAGGCGACGCGGGAGCCGTTCTTTATCTACACCGGCAAAACCCGCTACCAGAATATGCTGGTGCAGTCGTTAGGAATCGTCACCGATTCCTCTTCTGAGTATGCACTCAACGCCGTCATGGTGTGCCGCGAGGTCATCATCGTCTCGACCTCCACGGCGCAAGTGCCGCAGTCAGCGATGGTCAATCCCTCGACAACCGGGCCCAACGTCGGTCGTGGCCAAATTGCACTCGCAGGCCCTAGCCCCTGATGCCGACCTACGAAATCCCCCTCATTGCATCGCCGCAGTCGTTCACCGCCACCTTGGTGGGGGTAACGTATAACTTTGCGCTGAACTATCGCAAAGCAAATGCAGGGATGGTCGGCGCACCAACCGGTGCTGACCGCGAGGTGCCCGGCTTGGTTATCGACACCAACATCCTGGACAACTGGGTGCTGGATATTTCGGATGCGAGCAATAATCCCCTCGCCTGCGGCATTCCATTAATCCCCGGTATCGACCTGCTTGGTCAGTATGAGTAC